TGGTTAGTCATAACTAACTGGCATGCAAACTATTCATGGTTAGTCATAACTAACTGGCATGCAAACTATTCATGGTTAGTCATAACTAACTACAACAAACACACGTTCGTCATCTATTCCAAAAATTCATTGTACTATTCCTCAAGAGTGTGTTACAATAAGAGCATGAAAGGAGTGATAACATGAGAGAATTTAAGTCAACAGATGAAACGTTAAATGCTGTTTATGCAAACATATGTGTGTTAGGTGAAACCGATAAACACAAACGTGTGTATGTTACAGGCGTTTTAAATGGTGCGCTGATATATTCATACTCTATCGGTAAGATATCTCACAACGAGTTTATAGCCTTATTAGAGGCCATTAAGGAGTCAACTATATGAGAATTAAGAAACACATTTCAGACCAATATATGAACCTCAGAGACGGCAAGTGCATAGCTTCCAGAGACATCTTATATTTACACAATAGGCTTAACAGAGAGGAAGAATATATTTACCCGCTTGCAAACATCTGTTCGGTAACCTATAAGTTTGCGTATGAAGTGCTAGATTCTATGGAGAGAGTAGAAGTTGACCTTGCACCACTTGATATGCTGATTGTACTCGAAACAACAAGGCATGACAAACAACTGTTTGCCTGTAAGTTATTTGAAATGGGGTTTGATTATTATGGATTCGATAACACCAACATGGATGGAGAAAAGTGAGTTAAAAGAGTATTGTCGTAACAAGCTTTGTAAAGAATGTATGTTCTGTTACGATACCGGCAACTGTGACTTTGACAACATGAGTGACGAAAAGATTGATACTTATTATAAGAAGATGAAAGAGAGGTAACATATATGAATAGTGTGTTAGTAAAATCATTTAACTGTAGACCTTATTCAGAGTTAAGAACCATTAAGACATCTGAATGGACAAAAGACGAACTTACGGCTTTTAGAAAGTTCAATCCAGACGGCAACATAGACCGATTTATTCGCGAGTGGGAACAGATTTGCAATAAATTGAATCCTACACGAAAGGGCATGAGATATGACTAACAATTACTCACGCAATACTATTTACAGAAGTGAAACACTGATAGTAAAAGAATCCTACTGGAAGGGCTCACTTCAAAGATATGAGTATTACTTTTACAAGATAGGTGAGCCATATCCTGTTAAGAAAGTATTTGTTTATATGGACGGAAAGGTGGTTGTTGAATGAGTTGTTATGGTTATGTATCTGACATGTTTAGGAAATCGTTAAAGAGCGCAAGAACAACAGCCGATATTAATTGTGCATTAAATTTTTATTTCGAAGCGTGTGACGATTTAAAGATTCCGATTGAGACGCAGTGGTATTGTATTGGTATTATCTTTGACAGGTTTAGAAAGGGAGAATTATAATGAGACAGCTTACAGAAAGAGATAAGAAAAACATTTCAAGAGAACTAGTGAAACCTTACGTTGGCTATTATGAAAAGTGCGGCATTGCTAGATCTCTTGAGATAATGGGTTATATCACCGAAACAACTTATTTAGTTTTAGTCGATAACTTTGAAATGATGGAGTTTGATAAAATTCCTGTAGGTGAGCGTACTTTTTATAATATCTTAACATTAGGTAGGTGATATCATGCGAAAAGGTGGATTCCGAAAGAAAATGAATCTGGACTTAACGCCAGAAGATTTTTCAAAACTATCTTTGCGTGAAGCAAATGAGATTATAGACAGATTGGCAAAACGCTATAATCAACGAGTCAAAGAGTTTTACAAGTTTGACCCATATGCCTCATTGAAAATATATGAATATAATAAAGCAGAAGTAGGCAAACCAGTTTTTTCAAGAAGTAAAGCAAAGACTGTTAATGAAGCTCGTGCAAGATATGCACAACTACAAGGATTTGGACATTCTAAATATTCATCAATAAGTGCATATAAATCAGCGAAACAGAGTGCAATAGAGAATCTAGCTAAAAATACAGGGCTAGCGGTATTGGATGAAGAAGATAAAGCAGAGCTTGCAGGGTTTTTTGATTATATTTATGATACGTTAAAGATGAACGCATCTGAATATAACTACCTAGAATTAGCAGAGTTCTTTTCAGTTTATAAGCTTACTACTGCTGAGCAGGAAGAACGAAAAAAGACAGTACAGGACATGTGGCGCGAGTTCAAGAGCAGTGATGAAACAATGGCTGAGTTTTTGGCAAATCAAAAACTAGCTTTGAAAAGTTCTGGGGCATTAGCAAAAGGTGATAGCAGAACGTTTTCACAGATTATCAGAGATTCTTTTAAAGAATGAGGTATAAGTTATGCAAGAAGTCATATATAAAGGGAAGGAGATAAAAATATATGATTTAGCGGACTGTAAAAAGTCCTCTATTCTTGCTGATATTAGAGCCACTGTTGACTATAAAAAAGATATAGAGGTACAGAAACATAGAAAATATCCAGACGAATATTATTACTCATATCCAAACGCATTTGATACGGAGACTACAACACTGTTAGAGCATACAAGGTGGAATCTGTCTGACGAACCTATAGGCTTTACTTACCTTTATCAGTTCAACTTGCTTGGTACAGTATTTATGTTTCGACTAGAAACTGAGCTCAAAGAGTTTTTTCAGCTAGTCCGACGCATATTTGAAACTGATAAATATAGATTAGTCTTTTATGTTCATAACCTATCTTATGAATGGCAGTTCATAAAAGATTGGATAGATGTAGTACCGGATACTGTTTTTGCTACAGAAAAGCGTAAAATTATATCATTCCGAACTGAATCAAATATAGAATTTCGATGCTCATACAGGTTAACAAACATGAACCTTGAAAAGTTCACACAAGATTATAGTACATTTTATGTTAAAGAAAAAGAAATAATGGACTACGATCTTTACCGTGACCCATTTACTGAATTAGATGATAATACCATTCTCTATTCTGCTCTTGACGTATTAGCACTATCAGACGGATTGCAGGGATTTATGAAAGCTAATAATTTTAGCATCAAAGATAACAGACCCACATCAACATCGATTGTGCGTCATGCTGTAAGAGATGTAATGCTAAGTAAACATAACAGACAGTTCACAAAAGATGTTATTAGGCGTACAGCTCTTGACACAAAACTATATGAGATATTCTTAGACTTAAAAGCTGGCGGCAATACACATGCGAACAGAGAATATGTAGGTCTTAAATTGAAAAATCTCGGTCATGGTGATTTTACCTCAAGTTATCCGTATCAGATGGTGTGTAATAACACATATCCAATGTTTACTTTTCAGCCTATTAGTTTTATGAAAAACGGTGTGTTTGATTTTAAGCTTTATAAAGAAATATCTAATACTTATGTCATTGTAAGTAGATTCAAGATTCTTAATCCGAGATTAATTAAGGATAAGTATGTTCCAATACCATATCTTTCATTATCAAGATGTTTTAAACAATCCGGTGCATGTACTGATTTGGGGTATGATAATGGACGTATAACAAATTTCAAAGGTATTATTGATGTTGCTTTTTATGATGTTGAGTTTATAAATTGTTTCATAACTCAATATGATTTTGATGCTATTGAAAGTTATGATACGTTTATCTCAATGAAAGGTTTTCTTCCTAAGTCATTGCGTGAGTCCGTATATAATTATTATGAAAAGAAAACTGAATTGAAAGGTGTTGTAGGTGCTGAATATGAATATATGAAGTCAAAGAATTGTGTAAACGGTATTTTTGGCATGGCCTATACTGACCCTGTTCGTGACATGATTGTTTTCAATCCTCAAACAGGACTCCTTGAAGAACAGATAACAGAAACAACAATACAAGAACAGTTGGAAGAATATTATTCAAAAAGAACAACATTTCTTGCTTATCAGTGGGGAAGTTATACAGCCATGCTAGGCCGTGTTGCTTTACAGTCTATGATAGATTTGTTTGACCCTCATGATGTTGTTTATTGTGACACAGACTCTTGTTTTTTCTTACATCCAGAAAAATATACAGAAGTAATTAAAGAGTATAACAAAAGACTTTTGTTAGACTATCAGCCTAGCGATAAAGATTATGTTAAGAATTATGCTGTTACAAAGAAAGGTGCTGAAAAGTATCTAGGTATTATTGACATGGAAGATAACGCTGACATTTTTGTTACATTAGGAGCAAAGAAATACTGCCAGCAGATCGGAGATACTTTTGAAATAACAATAGCTGGTGTGCCAAAAAAGACAGGTTCAAAAATAATGAGTACAGCAGATAATTTCCGTACAGGATTTTTGTTTGGTGAAGAAACAGGCAAGAAGCGACTTGTTTATAACGATTGTGAAAATGTCAAAAGAGTGACGACAGCACAAGGAAGTTTTAACATTTATAGCAATGTTGCAATGCTAAAGACAACTTATCAATTAGATATCACAGACAGATTTAAGAAAGTAGTCGACTATGTACAAGGAAAGTATGTAGAAGATTACGAAACAATTTAAAAAAGTATTGACATAGTGATAAGTATATGTTATTATAATAGTGTAGTAAATATCCAAGACAGTTTGAAAGGTGGACAAAGAATATGAAAGTAGTAAGAACAAATATCGAAAGTAAAGTAGAGCAGTTTAAAGCAGTTAAAAATGCACATGCAGTGAAAGATTTACCGGATGGCTTTGAGTTAACACAGGATTTTATCCATTATGTTGATGAGAAGCAGGACGGCAAAGAAGTAGAAATCTTAGCTGTTAAAGGCTCAGACAATGAGTATTACGGAACTAACAGCACAACTTTTATTCATGATTATCTTGAAATCATTGATATGTTTGCTGATTGTGAAGAAAACTTCACAATCGTTAAGGACAGCAACGTATCAAAAGCAGGACGCCAGTTCGTATATGCAAGATTGGCATAAAGCCCATTGTTTTCTCCTTTTAATATATGACGGAAGAGCCACTCATTATGGGTGGTTCTTCTATTTTAGAAAGGTGGTATTATGAGTTTATACGATAAAGACGGATGGTTAAATTTTAATTATATATTAGGCTTCAAACCTACATTTATAATTATGGTTGGCGCAAGACAGGTTGGTAAAACATATGGCGTATTCAAGCGTTGTATTGAGGAAAAGTGGACACCTATGCTAGTCCGCCGTACACAGGACGAAATAGATTTGTGTTCTATTGAGAAATACAATCCCTTTGCACAATTAAATAAAGATTTGGGAGAAGATATCCATATAGTGAAAGAACGGAACGCTTCAAGAATAGTCCGCATAGTTGGATGGACTGAGGAAGAAAAACCTGTTTATGAAGATATTGGAATTGCAGTTTCATTAAAGGCTGTAAGCAAATATCGTGGTTTTGGTGGTGGTACAATCACAGATATTATCTATGATGAGTTTATTCCTGAGAATCATGTTAACAGAATTAAAAATGAGGGTGATGCAGTTACAAATATGTATGTCACTGTTAGTGGAAACAGAGAAGTATTAGGTCAACCACCACTCCGTATGTGGATGATGGCAAACTCAAATAACATTTATAATGCTGTTCTTGATACATTTAATTTAGTTGATGTTTATGACGAAATGCAAAGAAAAGGACAGGAAGTAAGATTTCTGGAAGATAGGGGTATACTACTTCTTAATATTATGAAATCACCTATTTCAGAAATGAGAAAGAAAACAGCATTATTTAAGGCTATCGGTAATGAGTCTGAGTTTGCAAAGATGGCAAATAGTAATGAGTTCTCATATAATGACGGCGCACACATTATGAGAAAGTATGGTAATCCTAAGGATTTAATAGCTGTCTGCCAGTTTGGCAAAATCTATATCTATTTATCGAAATCAAGATCGAACTTTATGTATGTAAGTACGCATAAATACTGTGAGTTCGAAGAGTATTATGACGGAAACAAAGACAGTAAAAAGGCTTTCAAAATGAAGTATTCTATCTATGGCGAATGGGATGCCTTAGGCTATATCTACTATGAAACATATTCATGTAAATACAGATTCCTAAATGCAATAGATAAATTAGGCTTGTTAACTTAATTTTATAGATACTTGACAAAATTTCATAATTGAATTATAATAACAATAGAGCTAGTTGTTTGCATCAATCTGAAAGGCTGGAAAACGCCGATGCAGGATATCAGAGTCCACCTAAAACAATTGGCTCTATTTTAAATTTTAGAAAGGATTGACCTCTGTTATAAGTTATTCTTTATTCTATGATACAACAAGATGGTGGACTCAGAAAGGAAGCTTATGGATGTTAACGCTTTGATGCAGGCTGTCGGAACAGTCGGTTTCCCTATTGTATGCGCAATTGGTATGGGATGGTATATCAAATACTCTACAGACATAAACAGAGAGGATATTGCCAAACTCAACGAACAGCACAAAAATGAAATGTCTGAGGTCACACAGGCATTGAACAATAATACACTTGCTATTCAGCATTTGTGCGATATGATTAGTGAAAGAAATGGTGAAAATGAAAACAGTTAAAAGAGGTTCTACGGGACAAGATGTTTACATATTACAGGCTGTTTTAAGAGCAATTGGTATTTTGGGTAAGAATGGTAAACCACTTGCTATTGATGGCCACTGTGGTGATAACCTTGTTTATGCAATCAACCAGTTTCAGAAAATCCAGAACGCCTACGGAAATACAGCTGTAGGCAGGCAGGATTCTTCATGCGGTTCTAAAATGTGGGCTTGTCTTTTAGGTGGTGATTGTTAATGGCTTTTACACCCAGACTGAATACAGATGGTATGAGGGGCAGCAAATATTACTATTCAGATAACATTTTTTATCAGAGCAACCTTGGCCCACAGCAGACGGGCGGTAATTGCACTTGGTATGCTTGGGGTAGATTCTATGAGATTAACGGAGTCTATCCGTCTGGTCTTTCCACTAGTAATGCAACAAACTGGTACAGCCGTACAAGAGGTTATGCAAAAGGAAAAGAGCCTAAGTTAGGCGCTATTGCATGCTATGGTTACAATAATGGTGGTGCAGGACATGTTGCAGTTGTTGAACAGATAACAAGTGACGGTATTGTAACGAGCAACAGCGGATGGAGTTCTGGCAAATATTTCTGGACAGAAAAGTGTAAGAAAAGTAATGGTTATGTACCATCATGGATGAATGGTTATTTACAGGGCTTTATTTATCCAAATGTTGACACAGGCACTCCTATTTTTCCCAGCGACTTGCACTGGCAGTCAATCACAGGGTATGGTCAAGACTATATCAATGAGAAATCTACCAACAATGCGTATTGTGTAGCAAATGCTCTACTACCCTTAGGTTGGAGTATCAATGCAATTTGTGCAATGCTTGGCAACATGACTATTGAGTCATTTATCAGTGCAGACCTTTATGAACAGGGTGTAGCAGTAGATGAAAGGGGTTACGGGCTTGTCCAATGGACACCCGCAGTTGATACAATCATTCCGTATCTTAACAAAAACTGCCCTACTTGGCAGACTGATTTGGATGCAAACGGTAACTGTCAGTGCCAGAGATTAAATGACGAAAGAAACAACAATCCCACTGAATGGTATCCAAACTTTTCAAGCGTTCCACAAGAGTACAGAAGATATCAAACAATGGATGCTTTCGCAACTGCCACGGATGATGTCGGATACATGTCAAAGTGTTTTGTCTATTGCTATGAACGGCCAGCTGACCCATCAGCAACTTTGGAAGATCGAGCAAAATATGCACAGTATTATTTTACATTATTACAGGGATATAGTCCAACATTGCCAACAGGTAAAGGAATTAGAACAAGGATGCCTATATGGATGTACCCTTGTTTAAGACGTTAGTTAATAAGAAAGGTGGACTTGATATGCTACAGGCTACAAGAGATGCTATCACTCAGTTTTTGGGTGATAGAACAGATGATGAAGCAATCGCTTTATTGGAAACGATTGATAACGAAGGTGTTGACGAAGAAAACTGGAAACAGAAGTACGAAGACAATGATGCCGAATGGCGTAAGAAGTACACAGAACGCTTCAAAGAGGGTAAGGCAGTTGTACCGCCGACACCAGAACCAAAAACAGATGAACCTATTGACGAAGATGAAAGAGTGGAAAGTCTTAATCTTAACGAATTATTATATGGAAGTGAGGGTAAATAATGCCTACAAAACCAAGAATTGCTACAAACACAAATATTAGTGCCGATATTATCAATGCTGTAAAAAATTCAGCTTCAACTTACTACAAAGACTATGTCCCGTATGTAACAGCAGATGCCGAATCCCTTAGAGGAATTGGGGCTATCATCATGAATAACCCTGCTCTTGAAAACGAGTTTCTTTCCGCACTGGTTAACAGAATTGCGTTTGCAAGAATTGCCAGCCGGCTGTACACCAACCCACTTGCAACACTGAAAAAAGGTGTCATTGATGTAGGTGAAACAGTAGAGGATATTTTTGTTAATATTGCAAAGGTGTACCAGTATGGTGAGATTGCAGGAAGTGGAGCTGATACAGCTACTAACCTGTTTAAGAAATATGAACCAGATGTTAGATCAGCGTTTTATATCATGAATTCACAGCTGACTTATCCGGTGACAGTTAACAGGGCTATGCTTAAATCAGCATTTAAGTCGTGGTCTGGCATGGATGAATTAATCAGTGGTATTATCCAGTCTGTTTATACAGCGGCAGCTTATGATGAGTTTAACGTTACAAAGTATTTGATCGGTCAGCATATCTTAAATGGTAAGCTTGCTTATTACAGATTTGATGATACGACTGCTGATAAGTATAAGCTCTGTGCTACTCAGATGCGAAAAGTATCCAACGACTTCCAGTTTATGTCTACAGATTATAACATTGCAGGTGTTACGACATTCACTGATTCAGACAAGAAAGTTATCTTAATCAACACTGATTATGATGCTAACATTGATACCAATGTTTTAGCATCAGCGTTCCAGTTACCTTACGCCGATTATCTTAACAGGCGTATTCTCATTGACGGTCTTGGTCATCTTGACATTGCAAGACTTAACAAAATTTTTGCGAATGACCCTACATATAAAGAACCAAGCGCAGATGATATGACATTCCTCGATAAAGTAGCAGGCGTTATCATTGATGAAGATTTTGTACAGATTTATGATAATGTATTTGAAATGCGTGATATGCCTGTTGCCAATACACTTGACCACAACTACTTCTTGCATATGTGGCAGACATATGCTGTAAGCCCGTTTGCAAATGCTGTTGCGGTTATTCCAAATAATTTAGTTGATGTACAGACAACTGATAACACTACTATTAGCAATTTGCCTAATAATGCAACAACAGCAACCGTTCTTTATGCTTCACCAAATGTCGGAAGTAATGTTAGCTTCTTATGTACGGCAGATGTTAGTACAGTAAAAGGTGCTTGCCGTGATTTAATATGGAGTCTAAAATCAGATGATACGAATAGTGCTGTGGTTTATCCTAATGGCTATGTTACTTTTAAAACAATTGCAAAAACAACCAATTATTATGGCACTGTTAAAGTAATTGCAAAAGTCCGTGGTACTAATATCACAAAAGAATTTACAGTAAGAGCTGGCGACTATTCAGCATAGGAGTTAACATGGCATACATTATTCCAGATTCAATTATTTACATTTTATCTGGTGTTGAATGTGACCGTGACTACAATCATGTCAAATGGTTTAACAGTAGGGCTGAACAGCAGTCCTACATGTTAGACCATAGAATCAAGACGTATGACAAGTGTTACTACGTTCGTGACGGAATTGTCAATATTGATGCATGGGCAGATGATATCTATTCAGCAAATTACATGATGTTTCAGAACAGTGCTTTCAGTGATAAATGGTTTTATGCATTTATCACTGAAGTACGTTATGAAAATAACCGAACGGCGGAAGTCCATTACACAATTGATTTGTGGCAGACATGGTGGATGGACTGTAAAGTCGGTGAATGTTTTGTTGAAAGAGAACATGTATTGGATGATAGAGTTGGGTTGCATACTATACCAGAGGGTTTAGAGTATGGTGAGTTAGTAGTTGGTAAAGAATCGCTACTTACTGATTTTTCATATAATGTTGTTTATGGCTGTGAGATTGTCATAAGCGAAGCACAGTTACAGCCTATTGAGAACCAGCCTACATGGTATGATAAGCCAGTATTAGGCAGAGTTTTTCAAGGTTCAAAAATCGGTTTTAGTGAAGACCCCACAAAGTTACTGTCATTCTTACAGTCACTAATCACAGCAGGATATCAGAATACCATTATACAGGTTTTTACAATTCCAAAAGAACTACAGCCCACAGCAACAAGTGGCATATTTGTAGAACAAAAAGATTTACCAGAGGTATCAAAAACCTTTGGTAGTTATACACCACATAACAACAAGCTTTATTGTTCTCCTTACAGTGATTATCTTATATTTGCACCAACAGGTGACAATATGGTTTTGCATCCAGAACTTTTTAACGGATTACCCACTGTTACTATTAGAGGTAATACAGGTACACAGCCACAAGTAGTTATTGCACCTAGAAAGTATAAGGGTACAGAAGCGACAGACTTTAGTAAGGGTTTTACCATAAATTACGGCGAGAAAGGTTCTTTCATGTATGACGCATATCAAGCTGAAATAGCAAGTTACGGTTTTTCACAGATTACAGAAAAGCTACCACAAGGTTCTACGGATTTAGGCTTAACTTTAGGCGCTTTAGCAAAATATAGTAGACGTGTTGCAAGTGGTGCAAGTAATGCTATTAGCGGGTATGTACAGGGCGGCGCTGTCGGTGCAATAACAAGTGCCGGTGCAGGAATTCTTGATTCACTAGCGCAATACTCAAAAGATACCCATGACACTAGCCGCCTTTCTGGTGCTAGTGGCGGTTCTGTTTTATGGTCTAACCAATTGAAAGATGCAAGATGTTATGTTAAACAAATCCGTGAAGAATATGCAAGAACGATTGACCAATTCTTTGACATGTACGGCTATAAGGTTAACAGAGTGAAAAGGCCACAGATGGATGGTAGACCATCTTGGAATTACATTAAGTGTAAAAATGTTGCATTGACAGGTAAGATTCCTGTTGATGCTGAAATGCTTATTAAGAGTGTCATTGAAAATGGCGTTACATTCTGGAAAACAACGTTTCATAACTATTCAGCAAATAACAAAATATAGTGAGGTGATAGAGTGAGTAGACAGAAAAGACGATTCTTTCAAAAGATTTACAAAGAGGGAGTCGAATATAACAAATGGCTGTTTAAGTTTGCAAATAACGCTATTGCCTCATACAGAGTTGAGGGGCTACCGGTTGAAGTAGATGCAAGATGGTTAGCCCTCAAACTTTTTGAGCTTGGTTCAGTAGCATTATTTTATGATGAAGATGCAGGAGAATATGCTTGTATGCAATATTTAAGTATGGGCGTATTTGACTGTTATGGTAATCCTACTAGAATTACTGTATGGAATCCGTGGACACACTACAATAAAGTACTTGAAAAGGGACAGTTTATTATCATTTGGGATAATTATTTAAGAGTCAATAACTATCGCTCATTTATCGAATTAGCATACAGGCTCAGTAGGTTAGACGGCACAGTTGATGTTAATTGTACAGCACAGAAAACACCTGTATTTCTTGCATGTAACGAGAACTCACAGTTATCAATGAAAAACGTAATTGCAAAGGTAGATGCTGATGAGCCATATATACCAGTATCTAAAAAGTTCAATACAGATGATATACAGGCTATTCAGTTAAATGCACCATTTGTTGCCTTAGACTTACTTGAAGCACAACAGAGATTATATAACCAGGGTAATTCAATGTTAGGTATCACGAGCGTTATTGCTCAAAAGAAAGAGCGAATGATTACAAGTGAGGTAGAATCAAGCAATGCTGATGCCCTTGCAAACAGACGCTCAAGAACGATGGCTAGAGACTATGCAACTGAACAGATTAAAGATACTTTTGGTATTGATGTTAAATGGTTCTTTGATGACGGTGACGAACCTAACAAGGAAGTTGAGGGTGGAGACGCTGTTTTTCAAGATTTGAAAGATGAATCTTTGGCAACATCTATGATTAAGAGGTTTTAAACATGAGTAGTTATACAACACAAATCAGATATATATGTGAATCTCTTGCAGGTTATGAACGTGGTAAGGGGTATATGTCTATTGATGAAGTCATTGACAAAAGTTGGGATAAAATATTCCCACCATCATTTGCGACATTTACACCAGAATACCGACCTGTGCTTGCAAAGAAAATATTGAAGCATTACTATACACGAGAAATTAGTTCAGAAACCTTTGGCTTATTTCAGCTGAGACTTGACGCTAAGTTATCTGTTATCATGCCGTATTATAATAAGCTTTACAAAGCTTTTGATAAAGATTATGATATTCTTAGCGATACAGATGTAACTATTGACCACAACAGAAAAAGTAAAGGTGACAACAGTTCTAATTCAAGTGGCAATAGCAACAACGAATATAGCGGACAGGATATCAGCAGGCACAGCAACACGCCGCAGGGTGGTTTGGATGGCATCAAAAGTGACAGATATTTGTCTAGTGCTGATATCTCGGATAGTACAAACAGTAATAAGAATACCAATGCCCTTAAATCAAGCAGTAATTTTAATACAACAGAGGATTATGTTCAGCATATCACAGGTAAAAGAGGTGGTATGACCTATGCATACATGGTTAACGAATATGCTGAAAAGTTAAAGAATATTGACCGTATGGTTATTAGTGAATTAAGTGACCTGTTTATGCAGGTGTGGGATTGGGGGTGCTTTGATGGAGAAGAATAATTTTAATCCAGTTGGCAACAGACCGCTTGCACCAACTATCTATGATGAAAACATCACACCGCTTGAAAGTATGAACAAATTAGTTTTTAAAATCAACAAGTTGATTGGTGATGACACAAATGTCAAAGAAGTAGTTGACAAGTTGCTGGATGTTTATGCTAGCCATATGAAGCTACAAGGCGGATATTGTGAAGAATTAAGGTGTGTTGCTTTTGAAAATCCTATCAGTTGTGATTTGATTAAACCAGAATCACCTGTTTATACTCCTGTCAAAAATATTGAAGTAGGAGTAAGTAATGTTAAGGGGGATGTAACTTTTTATCAGTGGCAGTATAAAAATGATAATGGATTGTTTGTTGACTTAAAAGCTGAGGGTTCTAATACAGCAAAGTGTAAAGTACCTGTTACATTTTATAACAGCGGTGATAAAAAAGAGTTCAGATGCAAGTTACAAAATGCTAAGTATACTTATTATACAGAAGCTATTGTTATTGAGTATATCAAAGCAGAAGTAACTATTAAACAAAAATACTATGAGCATAATGACTATGTTGATTTGTATAGCAAGAACAATTTAAGCTATACAAAAACAAATTTTTCTATGTCTAATGGAAAATGGCAGTTTAATATTGGTAATGGATGGGTAACGAGCCAGTATAATGATGAGAATATCTACCCGTATTATTACATTGACAGAGGAAATAAAACGAACGGTATTAGCATTAGTACAGGCAATGTAGGTACAGATAAGAATGTACAGTGGAGATTTACTTGCACTAATAGTATTGATGGCAATACTATTGTATCAAACATTATAACTACTACTGTTCACATGATTGATTTTGATTGTGGTTCAGCTACATTCAACGGAGTGACGAACAGCAACTGGGATAATACAGCTAATATGATTCAGTGGTATTCATATTATGAAATGTATAAGACAAATAAACTAGTTGACTTGACAGTTTCAATAAATAAATCATTAAACAATGATGTTATAACTAGTATGCAATGGTTAAGAGCAGGAACTTTTGGTAAATTTAGTAGTAAGCCAGTACCAACTTCATTATTAACAGGAGCTACAGATAAAGACGAAAATATCACAGCTGATATTGAAGTTGGTGGATATCTTTCATTATATACTCTAGCCTTTAGACTTCAAGTTGTTGTAGGTAATGTTGAATATTATTCTGATATTGTGTGCGTTTATGCACCACTAGCAAGCATAAACATTGAAAAAACACCTAGTACGTCTGTAACAATAGGCACAACTGTTGAATTGACAGCCGCTTTTAGTAGTGCTGTACCTAGCAGTTATGATATTAATGATGTCACTTGGTTAGTCTCAAACGATGGTACAAGTTGGACAACCTATACAGTATATGGTGCAAGCCATAATATTATCACTATAAAAATATATGATGATAATGCAATCCACTCAGACGGCTATGGTGTAAATGGTGGTAACAATTTAAAGGTAGCATGCAAAATCGGTGATAAAATAAATAATACTACAACAATAGCAATTAATAGAAGTTAGTGAGGTGATAAGATGAAAAATGATTTATATTTAATATGGCCTTTTAGTGCTGTTCTTCCCATCGTTTATAATGATGCTCTTTCATTGCAGGATAATTTACAGTGCTTGTATGAAAAAGTCAATGAACTGATTGATAATGCTGATAATGTACCAGACCTTGTTTATAAGCTCTTACAAAGCTATATTAGTGACTTAATCGTCTCGCTGACATATGATGAGGATAAACGGGCATTAATTGTTGATCAGTCATTAATTATTTTAAGTGAACCTGAGAATATAACTGTGAATGAAGAAGCGAAAACAGTTGATTTATTGGCTTTTGTTGCAGGGGCTACCGCTTATCAATGGCAGTATAGCACAGACAGCGGCACAACATGGTTTGACTGTGCAGAAAAAGGTGCTAAAACTTACAAATTAAGTCTGGTAGCAACAACAGATAGAAATAGTTACATGTACAGACTAAGGGTTAATAACAGGATGCGTGTTGACTATACGAACAGTGTTAGTGTGAAAGTAGAGGTAAGTTAAATGGCAGATAGAAAAGAATTCGATTTTGTGCGTATTGGTGGCACTGATGTTTATGTGCCAAGATATGACGATACAGACATTAAAAAGAGTATTGCAGATGAAACAAAGGCCAGAACAGATGCGGATACAACACTTCAAAAAGCTATTGACAAAGAAAAGGAAGATAGGCAGTATACAGACAGTAGTTTGCAGACAGCAATTAATAATGAAGTAAGTAACAGAAAGACAGCTGACACAAATTTACAGAAGAAAATTAATGATAATGGTACTCTGTTATCAGCTCTGAGACAGGAATTTAACAGCACTAGAGTTAATAAAAAGATCGTACTCATTGGTGATAGTTATGACGAGGGCTATACGCCAGACGGTAATGTACAGGGATGGGGCGAGAAACTTATATCAAGTATGCCTTATTGCACATTTGTTAATAAATATTCTGGCGGGTCTGGGTTTTCCCACGTTTCAGCAAGCACAGGCAAGAAATTTATTGACCTGTTAAATGAAGCTGGTGCTTCAATGGGTGAAGCTGACAGAAATAATGTTTCTATGGTTCTTGTTGCAGGCGGTATGAATGACCGTGACCAGACAAAAGCTGATTTAATCAATTCTACGAATGCTTTTGCAAGCAGATGCAGGGAGTTATATCCTTATGCTGATTGCACATTTGCTTTCATTGGTTGGTCTAGTCAGTCATCAGTAAGAAACAAGTTAAGAACGCTCTGTTCGAATCTGAGAAGTTGTCGTGCGTCCGGCATGAAAATCATCACCAGTACAACGTTCACGCTACATGACTACAGCTATTTTTCCTCTGACGGTATCCATCCTAACGCCTCTGGTCAGGATGCTCTTGCACAGACTCTAAGCGGCGTTGTGCTTGGCTCTGAACCAAATATTACGATTGAATACAGCCTTTATAACTTTAGTTCCTCTGAAATGAATAGTACAGTTGACAGCACGAATAATGAGATCAAAAACTATCTTTCTCTGAGAAGCACATTCTCTGATGGAGCTGTCAACGTCATGTTGAATGGTCGGTTTCGTCTCGCTATTTCCAATGTGCCTGTTACTATTGCTAGTTATCCTAAAAATCTTAAAATTGGTGAGGGCTGGACTACGCCACCTCTTACAGACTTTGCTTGTACACTCTTCGGCAGGGATAAAGAGAATAAGTATTTCACAATCAATGCTTTTGTCAGGTTCGCAGAAGACTGGAAGATACAGGTCTATCACAAAGAAGTAGACAGCTCTGCTACGAATAATTTTAAGACAATTGACTGTACCTCTGCTAATGCTTACTGTAATATCCAAATGCCTATGAGCATGTGTTCTGCCTTTGACTTATAGGCCTCTGAGGCTCTGAGGGCTTTTCAGAGCCATCTGGCGCGTTTTAACGATAAATTAACCCACCCCTATGTTTTTAATAAGGATACAGGCTGTCAGACGCATAGAATTATGTGCTGTAATAGGACTGTATCCTTATTTTGTTTTTGAGTGATTAGTGATTTACCGTGTTAACACTTTACTTCGCTAAAGTGACCCACTGTCCTATGTGAGTAGTACAGTAACGATATGCAGTTGTAGTACTTTAACACTTTACTTCGTTAAAGCATCCTGTGGATACATTAAAAGGGTGATTGCTCACCCTTTTTTCACTATCGAATAAGAATTAACGTCCCGTCACGTTGCGGGACAAATTCGGAAAGATATATCTTTTCATTCTTATATCTAAAATATAACCTTCCATAAGTGCCGTACACTTTTCTAACCTTAGAAGTGAGTTGATTGTTAACACTAAAAACAACCAAACTAGGTTTTGTGTCGATTAATTCTAATTTCATGTTCTACCTCCTAATATTCCTGTATATCGTCATCGTCTTTACTTCCTTTAAACAATGACGAGATGATTGTTATACCCCATACAACAGCTAGTATAAGCCAAATGACGGCTATATCAGTGTCACTTGTAAACACGCCTGTAATAAATAGGGCTTCCATTGCAGTACTCAGCGTGTAAAGCACCGCAATAGCCCATTCCCTGTTACTCATACTGTGATATAAACATGTGTTCCCTCAGTACGTTCAAATTCACTGAGATAAATCACCCTATTAAAAAACTTAAAACAATATTGACAATTTCTATAATATAACTGGCGAAAATGTTTTTTACCTCGCCAGCAAAGAGCTATAGAAGGATTATCTTTTTTGTATTCCCATTCATTAGCTTCATCAAAAGACAGCATATAAAGACATTCACCACCGGCTACTGGATAGTAGCCGACAACCTTAATTTCTCCTGTTAATCTTCTTTTCATAACTTGTACCTCCTTATGCTATAGGATCAATATCATCTATGATATTGTTACCCCGCTTCGTTATATGGTAATGAAATAACTTTTTCTTACCATAATAGTTATCTATTAAATAACCACATCTTGCGTCGCTAGCTGTCTTTGCATAGAAATAAAAACCAGCTTCATCTTTTATAATTACCCAATAACGAGGGTTGCCCCATACACTATTGTTGAGTCTTTCTAACTTAATAATTGTTCCTATAATCATACTTTTCATATTAAATCATCCTCCATTGTTATGGTACGTCTTATACGTTCATTTAATTTTATATATTCGTTTTCGGTTACGATGCCCGACCAATACATACTAGTTGCCATACCTTGTGCACAACCCCTATAAAAAGTTGCTGTTTCGTTAACGGCATGTGATTGAGCATTTCGGCAATTTAAAATATCCTCATTAAACTGATTTAAAAACATTTCTTTACTTACCATTGTTTCTACCTCCTTTTCTTTACATCTATAGTATAACATAAGTTATCAGTTTTTTCCAATATATCCAAGTCATAGATGCATGAACTCAATTCATACTTTAATACTTTACTTTGCTAAAGTAATAGATGTTCAACTTCACACTTTAACACTTAACACTTTACTTCGCTAAAGCAATAGGTGCTTAACTTCACACTTTAACACTTTAACACTTTACTTCGCTAAAGTAATAGGTGCTTAACTTCACACTTTAACACTTTAACACTTTACTTCGCTAAAGTAATAGGTGCTTAACTTCACACTTTAACACTTTAACACTTTACTTCGCTAAAGTAA